TGTGCTGTGTCATAAGTTACGGATGCGCCTTCGCCTTTAACTGGGGCTTGACCGAAACCTGATAACATTACTTCTTCTTCGAACGCTCTTTCTGAGTTTTCTGTATCGAAAATTTCAGTATGTTCGTTCTCGTATCTATCGTACTCAAGACCAAAAAGTGCATTTAGTCCTGGTTCGAGTTCTTTTACTAATTGAGCTCTATTTATTGCCATTTTAAATCACCTTTTAGCTATTGCCGAATACAGAAGCTGGGAATGTTACATACACTCTAGCATATTGTCCAATAGAATTGTTTGGCTTATCTGGGAAGCCTACTACTGTCGCAATACCACTAGAAGTTGTTGTAGTCACACCTTCTTTTGATCGACCTGTTGAAGTATTACCTGCGGTAGTACTAATAGTATTTGTTGTGCCGATAGATGCTTGAGTAGGAGTCCCAGTAGACTGAGCCTCATAAACAATATCTGGATCAACATAAACAAATGCTTTAGCATTCGCAGCACCTAAAGTCACAACATCTGCTGTCCACATGTTCGAAAACACTACTGAACCATCTGTTGCTTGGTATTCTACACCGTAAAATACGCCGAGTGGGGTACCTGTTGCAGTACCTTGGATAACCAGACCACTAGATAAATTAACAACATCACCTGAAAAAATTGATGCGTTAGTTCCGCTTGCTATCGCAAACTCTGAAGGTCGGATTGTACCACCTGACATATGATAAGCTGGTGTGAATCCATCTGGGGCGTTTGTATTTGCCATTTTAATTCACCTTATAAAAATAAATTTTTATTAAAAGCCCCTAACATAAGTTAAGAGCCACCTTTACCAAATGTAACCTTAGTAGACCTATTAGGATTACTAATAGGCATTACCTGATTACTTTCTCTCATAAGATCATTATCAACTGCTTGAATCTGTTGGTCAGCTACGTTTTGATAGTAAGCTCTCCTTTCATCAACAGTCTCCTTGGGTATCTTAGCGAGAATTAAGCCACCAACTCCTATAACACCAGCATGTTTACCATCATCAATAGTAGGTGCTTCAAAATCAGGGTGATCTTTAGCACTTACGGGTTCCCAACCTTCACGAATACGTTTTGACATATTCGCTGGGTCGTTTTGCCCTATCATTGATTCTCGTATCCATCTGTATACATATCCCTGTGGTGGGGGAGGTGCGTCTAACAAAGACGGGGGTTGCCAAGGTTTACGACGAGATACTTTATCTCGACTTTCAGCAGATCGTGGAGTTCGATCTGATTCAGTAGTTTTAATTTCATCTACCATTTTTTCTACTCCTTAATATGCTTAGCATATTCTTCTAGTGGCACACCTAATCTTTTCGCTATTGCTACTTGACTCGGTGTGAGTTTTATAGTTCTACGTGATCGAGCTTTAGTAGTTCCAACACCTTTGCTAGAACCAGCTACCGTCTCTTTCACTTCCTTTTGAGTATTCCCTAATTTATGAGGGAAAGACTCAGCAAGTCTTTTATCTACTTCTTTATAATATTCATCAGAAGTAGGATCATAACCTTCGCCTTCTGTGAGCTGTCTATGAAACGCAAATGCTGCAGTTGTCATAGCTAAGTCGTCTCCAAACCATTCGTTCTTTTCTGCCCAAGCTTTTGCTTTAGGATCAGGCTCAGGAGCCTGTTTCTGGGCAGCAGTTTGGTTCCATTTAGGAGCGTCTACTTGCTCATCAGGAGTAACTTCTGTTTCGGAACGCTCTTCTGGTTTTACCCTTTTTAAGCTTTCTTCCTCAACTGCTAACTTGGCTAAATCTTTTTGAGATTCTAATAAAGCGTCTGTATCACCTGATTCATACGCCTTTTTATATCTCTCTTGTGCCGAGTTAAGTTCTGAAGATACTCGTGTACTGTATTCACTATAAAGGTTTTGATCAGACTTTGAAAGTTTATTTTTAGTTTTATTTAATTCATCTTGAACAGATTGAGCATATTCTATTGCTGCTTGTTCTCTTCTTTCTGATTCTCTAACCTTATAAGTTAGCTTATTGATACGTTTTTTAACGCCTTCGCTGTAGTCTTCAATCTCGTCTTCTTGTTCTGATTTAGCTTCTACAGGTTCTTTTTTAGTTTCTGTCTCTTCTATCTTTACTTCGGATTCAGTTTCTTCAATTTCAACCTCTGGGATTTCAACTTCAGCACCGTCTTCGTTTTCTTTTACTTGCATAGCTTCTTCTGCCATGTTATACTCCTTATATGCGTAATAAAATTAAGCTGATTGTATGTCTTCTGGGTTAGAGACAACAGCTAAAATTTCATCATCGTTTAATAAACGCAGTTCGCCACCCTCAATTTTGAGTCTAGCTCCTGCATACCTGCCAAATATCACCCAGTCTCTTTCTTGACACCATGCCCCTTCAGGGAATTTATTCCCGTCACGGTATGCGTCTGGACCTAGTGCTACCACAAACCCAACATTAGTACCAATGCGTTCTTTTTCTAATACTGAGTCTGCTAAATAAATACCGCCTTTAGTTTTTTGTTTAGGACTAAAAGGTAGTATCAATATTCTGTATCCCGTTGGTTTAGGGAGTTTTGATTGTAGATCTTCATCTTCGTGTACGCTTTCAGGGGTGACACTAGGTGCTACCTCTTTAGGTTCCACAAACCGTTCTACTTTATCGGGTATCGGTTCTCCGCCTGAACCAAAGGCTTCTATTGCTTTTGACATTATTCGTCATTATCCTTATGCAAGTCTTTTATAAGTGAGAGAGTAAACGACAGACTTGATATTTCGCCTACTATCTTGTGATACGCCTCAAAGTTTTGTATTCCGCCACCTGCAAGAGTTTCTTTAAGTTGCTCTTGTCGTTCTATAATCTGTTTACGTAATTTATCTAACATTTCCACTGTTTTCTTGACCAGTAGTTAGCTTTAGTTCTGTCACTTCCTAAATTTTTACTACGTGCGCAATATGCTTCTTTGCGTTTTTTATCTCCTGGGTGAGCACCTAAATTAGGATCACCAAAAGTAACTCTTTTAACCTTACCGTTTGACATTACAAAAACTTCACGAGTTTTTTTACCATATCCTGGTTTGCCTTTACCAATACGTCTAGGTTTATTTAAGGTAACTGTTTTACCTTGATACTTAGCCACCTTGTTGATGTCTCCTACGGTTTGCGTTACCTGCTAAAACTTCTCCTCCGTGTTTCATCATTTTAAAATCTGCGCCAGATATTTTACCGTCATTATTTTTATCTAGTTTTTTCTGACCGCCATGTAATGCACCACCGTGCGATTTTTTAGCAGTCTTTGCTGCGTCTTTAAAGTTTTGTTCTGAAGGTGCTCCTTTCGCTCCTTTCTTTCTCATTTTTTCACCTGAGCCTGCTTTTATTCTTTCACGTTTAGCGTGTATATTTGCGTATAGTCCTGGTTTAGCCATTATTTATTGTACCCCTTGCCTTTAGTTGCTGCTCCACAACCTCTAGCCATTCCTCGTTTCTTTTTAGCTCCACCGCCTTTTTTCATTTTCAGCTTGTCGCCACCTCGATTCATCTTGACGGGTTTTTTCTTTTTACCTTTATCCCCGCCTCGATTCATCATAACTCTTTTCATTGTGCCTGGCATTTTTATGGTCTCCTTAAATGTTTTTTAGCGTTAGTCATTGACCCGCCATTAGTTTTTTTATTCATATCAGAATCTTTCATTATAGAACCGTCAGGCATTCTATGAAACCCTTTAGGTACTTCACCGCCGTTTCTCATACGTCTACGGTTAGCGTTACCGCCCATCATTTCTTCAAAATTAGCTTTATTTAACATATTAATTACCTTTAGTTCTATTATCGGAATCTCTTACATCTTTAAGTATATCACGATAATCCTTACGCATATCACCTTTTTCTTTCATTAAGGCTTCTTCTCTTTGCTGGGCTATTTTCATTTCGGCTATAGCTTCGGTAGATTGCTGTTTAAGTAAGTCTACTTCAGCTTTTATTTGGTCACTCTGTGATTTCTGTTGTATTTCAGCTTGTTTTAATTCTACTAACGGTTGTACTTGTGCGTTTTGTTGTGCTTGTATTAACGCTTGTTCTTGACCCGTTACTTGTTGTGTGGCTTGTGCTGCTAAGTTTGCTATTTCATTCATGACTTCAGGTGGCATTTGACCTTCACCCATATCTGGTAATTGCTGACCTAGTACTTGTTCAATTTGTTGCTTATACTTCATAGCTTGATGCTCTTGTATATTAGCTTGAATCGCAATAGTAGCGTTTTGATTCTGCTGTACCATTGGGTTTTGTAGAAACGCACTATGGCTAGTTATATAAGCGTCATGATTTTGAAAAACATACGCCTGTATAGGTTGTCCTGTTAGTGTAGCTTGTTGTTCGGTAATAGGGTCACGGGGCGGTACTTCAGCTTGTGGCGGTAATAAGTTGTCAATGTTTTTTACTTCTAATGCTTCGTACATACGCCTATAGGCTTCACGTAAATCATGTATTTCTGGTGCAGCTCTAGCCATTTCTAGTTCTTGTTGAGCTAACATCACTCTTTGTGCCATACTAAAGATATTAGGGTCACTTACGGGAACAATATCTACTTTAGCGTCAAAATCAGTGGCTTTTATTTCTCTAGTAGCTCCTGGTACTTCATAAGGGTAAACAGGAGGTAAACTTTTACTAAATATCCCCGCTAATAGTTTAAATTCTTTTTTCTGTGCATAATGCATACGTTTATGTATAGCACTCATAACTTTACTACCACGCTCTAACATAGCGACCGTAGTACCTACTGGTAGCTGTTGAGAGCCAATATCACCGACATTCATGTCCGCAATTGAAGCAAAACGCCTTCCAGAGTCAATAATTACGCCTAATAACTGACTTAATACGTTACTCGGCTCTTTATAGGGTAAAGGCATCAATGCATCTCGTATTACGCCACCTGGAACGTCAACATCTCTAAATTCTCCTGGTCTAAGCGGTTCATCCTCGCCTTGCACTCTCATTCCACGTGCTTTAAACCCTGCGGGGAGGTTACTTAGCGTACCAGCGTCTACTAATTGACGTAAAATTGCTGTAGCTGACTTAGTTAGCCCTCCAATCATGTGAATTAGCCCAAAACCGTAAAATCCTAGTCCTGGAAGGAATTTATAGTGTACAAAATACTCTTTTTTACTGAATAATTCGTCTTCTGCTTCCCAATTACGCCTAATTGACAGTATTTCGCCCTTTTCTTCTAGTATAGTTACCACATAAGGCACCGCAAAACCATAATCATCGGTTTCTGAGAGCTCTAAATTGACGTGCATCTCTAAAACTGTGTATTCATCGTAGTCTGTCATTGATGGAGCTATGCCTTGTAGCTCATCCATCTTCTCTTTTGCTTCATTATAGTCAACATCAGGACTAGCTTCACCAATATTTATGTCGCGGTATGTACCGTTCATCTGTAATTTCTTTAAATCATTGCCCGTCATGGTCATAGTATGAGTAAAACGTGGGCTAGTTTCTAAATCTACGGTTTCGTAAGCTACTACTAAGTTTTCAGCTTTAACTAAACGGCTAGTAGCCCTACCTAATAAGTTATCGTAATAGATTTTTTTAAATGCACTACCAGCTAAAGGTAGATAAAACAATAAACTATCCATTTCTGGGTCATATTCTTTCATAACCTCAGTAATTTGATAATTCATAAATTCTTTGACCCGTTGATTTTGACTAGCTATCTCTGGAGTTTCCGCCCCCATGACTCTAGTTTTTACTGGACCACCAGGAGGTAATAGTTCTTTATATGATTGTGCTTGAAACTGGGTAACGGCTTCACTTAATAACGGGTGATGTACGCCTGTGGCTCCTGGGAATGGTTCTTCTCTTTCTTCTGTTTTTATACCTAGTAAATCTAAACCCTTACTAAAAGTATCAAGCCAATCCTGTCGAGAATCTTTATCGGAGTCGTAAGCTTCTAAAAGTTCACTAGCTAGTGTGGATAAGTCAGAGGAATCTAGTGACTCAGCAAGGTTGGCTTGATGATCGGTCATGGTAATAGATTCTTGTTCAAACATAGGTATAACGTTACCGTCGGGACCTATCTCAAAAGCTGAAGTCATATCGCCTTGTATGTTCATTTCTTCTGGTAGTTGTACTTCCATGCCCATAGGATCTTGCGGTTGACCCGCTAACGCATCTAATATTTCTATGTCGATTGAGCCGTCTTGATCAATATTTGATGGTTCTTTTTCTATAGCCATAATTAATAATAACTCACTTTACGTTTGTAGTATAGTTCTTCGTCTTCCCAGTCACTTGGTAATTTAACAAATCCACCTTGTCTAAAACGTAACATAGCTTGAGTAGTAGAGTCGACTAAATCGTCGTGGTCCCCAGCGGGAAATACAGCACACTCCTCAATAACTTCGTTAGCCCATTTTGTGTCTGGTGCCCATACTAAACCTGACTCAAAAAGCGGGGTACTAGCATTGACCCTAGCAATCTTATCATTTCCTTTGCTGGGTGTAAAGTTTTGTACGGGTATACCTATATTCCGTAACTCTTGTGTTAGGGGTATACCAGTAGCTTTAGCTTCTATAATTACTGTATCAGGGCTCCATTCATGATATTGTTCTAGGGCTACGCCTTTTAATTCAGGGAATGAGTACTTACCTTTTATACAATCTAGTAAAATAATATGTGCTACTGTGCCGTCGTATAAATCTTCACCTATGCTGCCTTCTGGGTAAAATACGCCCCACGTAGTAATAGCTGAGTAGTCCGCACTTGAACTTTTTAAAAAAGCTGTGTCGTAACTTTGTATTAAATAATCACACACTGGCGGTTTATCTTTATGCCACTCCATCCACCATTCACGTTTTATAAGTGCACCTTCTTCACTAGTGGGATTCTGCATGTACTGGGCGTGCCATTTAGGACCGCCACGTAAACTAGCTTTTACGCCTTCTAGTTCTTCTAGTTTCCAATATTCTGGCCATAAGGGTTTACCGCTAGGTAGTATGGCGGGTAGTTCAATAACTTCCCACTGGTCAGCTTTAGGGTCGCGTGCTGCATCTTTTAATAATTTACCCGTAAGGTCGTTAATATTCCAGCGGGTCATAACTATAACTATGGCGCCTCCTGGCTGTAACCTTTGACGCGGTCCGCTAGTATACCAGTCGTAAGTATCTTCCATTGACCTCGGGTTCATAGCGTCTTGTTCAGAATGCGGGTCATCAATAATAAATAGGTCAGCACCCCTACCCGCTAGTGCACCGCCCACCCCAGCAGCATAATATTCGCCTTTTAGTTTAGGGTTACTCTTCATTTGAGTTTCCCATTTACCTGCTGCTTTTGAGTCTGGGTTTATTAGTACGTCGGGGAATATTTTTTCATAATCGTCCGTAAGCATTAAGTCCCTAATTTTACGACCGAACTTAACGGCTAGGTCTGCGGTGTGAGTCGCCTGAAGTATTTTCAGAGAGGGGTTGCGACCCACAAGATACGCAGGAAAGTAATGACTCGCGAACTCACTTTTAGTGTGACGCGGAGGCATATTGATTATAAGCCGTTTTATTTTACCTGTGGCTATACGGTCAAAAGCGTCAGCCATCTTTTTATGATGAGCACCGCCGATGAAAGATGGCCATTGGTCTTTTACAAAATCCATAAAGCCAGTTTGACAGCGTTCTACCTTTTTTATTTCTTCTAACCTTTCGGTTAGTTCTAGGTGTTCTTTTAGTAACGACTCGGGTAAGTCTTTTAGGTTAGAGTCCATAGTTTAACGGCATTAAACTAGCTACTCCGCCATGCTCCATTCTAAACGTTTGAAAAGATGATTTTAATTCTGGGGTAAGTATTATTTTTAAATACTCTTGACCGTACTGGTCAATGTATTCAGTAGGGTTGAGCTTCACCCCGTAATCTTGTTCCGTTTGTTTTATAGCTTTTTTATAAAAATCATTATAACTTTTAGCTCGGTTTATACTACTAGGGTCAGGTTCGGCGTCTAATACTCTTCTAAATTTTCCATCTTTGTTCTCTGCTACACCTAAAAATTTACCATCGTCGTCATAATCAAGCCTAACGCCTTTTTTATCTTTGTATTTTTTTACTATAAAAGGTACCATTTTAGGCGGTATTATAGTCGTGACACCAGAAGGAGGAGCTAACGACCTAGCACCGTTAGGGAATAATGCGTATGGTGAATCGTTTTTAACCGCAGTTTGTAAGTCTAATTTAAAACCGTCAGTAAACCAATCTGCGCTCCTCGGTAAGTTTATAGGTTTTACACTACTTTCTGTCCCTTCAAATAACTCTTTAGCATATTCACTTAATACTCTCATTTCTCTTTGACGATTTCTATCAGCTATTTCTTCAAGGTCTTGAAATGCTTGTTGACCTTCTATGTCACCTTCATTAAAAGAATTAGCTAGGCGTTTTTGTTCCGCAAATTCCTCGTTTCCGCTTCTGATTATCTTACCTAGTTCTTCATTAAAGTCATCAAGTTTATTAGTAACTAATAAATGATTATATAAATCTGATCCTAGTGGAGATCCCCCTTGCACTTGTGATCTAGTTCTTACCAATTCACCTACCGCTTCAAAATCCCCAGAATTTATTCTAGCGTATAATGCTTCATCTCCTGGCAAAGCAGGATCACTTAATTCATATTGAAGTCCACCAATACTATTTCGCCCTCCTCTATCTCCCGCAGCAGACAACCGAGTAGCTAACATGTCTTGATCTTTAGTGAATGTATAAGCGTCACTTTGAGCTTCTTGTTTTACGTATACGTTTGCGTCTCCGTCTATATCTTCAAGCGTATATCTTGAGTGCATGTATTTATTTTCACCAGATGGTTTACTCCCCGCAACTGATATTCTGCCCATTGCTAAATCATCGTGATCATTATTTTGAAAACTTACTTTAGGGTTAGGTTCTTCTAGACTAGGTTTTTTACCGTAAATACGTCCGTCGTCAAACATACTAAATGTACGTTCACCGTAACTACGGCTAGTTTGTTCTGCAGAATTACCGACGGTAGTAGTAGGGCTGTCAAGGTCGTAAAGTGGTCTTCTAGTAGTAAACCTTGAATAAGCCGTGTTTACTCCAGGGTCCATAGTTGAGCTAAGATTGTTGTACGCATGTGTTTCTTGTATGTTGGGTGCGTTTTTCTGTAGTTCTTCCATTACGTCAGCTGGTGATGCCTTACCTTTAGCTATAAATTCAGGTGATATAAAGTCTTCTATTTGTCTAGCTACGTTTTGGTTTATGTTACCTTTACCCGTTACCCCGTAACGCCTCATAGCTTGAAATATATTTTCTATAGGATATACTTTATTTTTATTTTTAGCTGTGTATAAATCTGATTCAAATAAAGCTATTTGGCTAGTCATTTGTGTATCATTTTCCCCGTACCTTAAAGGCATTAACCCTTGGCGGTTTATATATGGAGTTTCTCCAGTATAAACATCAATAACTTCTGTAGAGTCCTCTAAAGTTGCGAGATCAGAATTCCATTTTTCTACGTCTTTTACTTCTTTAGGTCGGTCGGCGGTGTGCAGTATTTTGTGTTCTAAACCTTTAGGAGTAGGGGCGTTTCTTACTGGCGGTGTAGTTATTGAAGCTGCTCCTTTACCCGCTCCTGGAAAACCTGCTGAAAGTCCTGTTATTATACTACCCATTAAAGGACGACCCTCTTCTTCTAATTTTTGTCCTTCTAGGTAACCGAGTACGTTTCCTGGTCCAGGGGCGAAGGATAATACGTTAGCTACGTCTTGTCCACTACGCATAGCGGAACGTTCATCTTCAAATACGTAAGGTAGTTTTAATAAACCTTTACCTATTAGGTCGCCGAACTTTTCCGTAGGTCCACGTTCTAAAGGTGAAACGAACTGTTCTGTGTCTGAGTATTGTGGGTCGGTAGTTGAGCTCATACGTTCTAGCATGTCTTTGTACTTCATGCGTTCTAGCATGTCAGAGTAACCTAGAGGTAAAAATTTATTTTCCATTTAACTTTTTAAAATATTCCTTACGAGCTTTTTTTAAGTTTACTTTATTCTGCATTATTATACTAGGTACGGGGGTTGAGTAATGTTCGTCGTCGGGGTGTGACCAAAACCACATGGCACATGGGCGGTCGTCGGCTAGATCTTCGACTATTGATATAAGGAAGTCGCGATCAGTTGAGGGGTGACACTTAAATAAAATAGCGTCGTAACGGTCTAGGGTTGAATAGTATTGTTCTATGGAACGTGGATCATAGTCTAGTACTAGTAGTCTGTTATTATCGTATGACTCTAGGGAGTGCGGACATACGGGTTTTATATATTCAAAGTATTCTCTCATAGCCCTGCAAATTTTGCAAAAAATTTTAGTAAGGAGTCCCTAATTCTAGCCTACTGAGTCAAAAAGTAAAGTTTTATTGTTATGAGTCCTTAAATCTTAGCTAGGCGTAAACTCACAGCGTAACTGCTATAAGGGGGGTGGGGGGTGTTCTGTGTGTCTGTCGCGTCTGTCGCGACCTGTCTGGTGGGTCTGTGTGCGAGCTCTGCTCGCCTGTGTGCCCCGCAGGGAACTTTTTGAAAAAGTTAGTAAGTACTTACTTTTTTGCCTACTATACTTTTAGTAAAAAGTAAAGTAAATTAATAAAAATATATACCTATTTATTTTAACTAATTTAGCTTAAATACTTTACTTTACTTACTAAACCGTAGTAGAATATACTTACGTTAAAGGGGCTTACGGTAAAATAGCCCTAATTTTAAAAAGGTAAATTATGGCTAATTTAAAAACTAAAACGGTAAGCGTAACGCCTAAAGTAAACGTAGCTAGTATTACCCCTACTAGTAAGCTAACTTACGTTAGTAAAAACGGGGCGGAACATAATATTAATAGGGCTAAAAAGGTAAACGGTTTTACCTACGCTAACGCCCTAGCGTATTATAAAACTATAGGCTACGGTAAAGCTGACCTTAACTACGATATTAAGGGCGGTAGGTTACTAGCTAGTTAATAGTAACGGGGGGCTAACGCCCCCTTTTTTTATACCCATAAACCAACACGATCACGATCAAGATGTAGAATATAGATCTGTTGTCTTTGTGTCTTTGTCTTTGTGTCTTTGTCTTTGTGTCTTTGTCCCAGCTCTGCTGGGCTGTGTGTGTCGCCGATAGGCGACGATCTGTGTGCCGAGCTCTGCTCGTCCTTGGGCGATAGTAAGTACTTACTACGCCTTGAACCATCGTCCATACTCGCTAAAATAAAGTAAAATAATGCTTTACTTTACTTATAGATCAGAGTTATAATAGGTTATTAAATAGTTAAAGCGGTGCTATTTAATATTCAACTAACCGCTATTGGTAATATAAAATGGCTAAATTAAAAGCTAAACCTAAAGGCTCGGTCACGCCTAAAGTGGCTACTGGTTCGTTAACTTATGTTAGCGGTAAAGCTAGGTCAGATCATAATGTCAGCCGTGCTAAGGCTGTCAATGGTTTTACCTTTGAAAAAGCGTTAGCTCATTATGCTACGCTGTATCCTAAAGGTGCTAAAACTCACCTTAACTATGATATCAATAAAATTGGTAGCTTAGTGCTCAAGTAATTGGGCTAGGTAAGGGGGGCTTCGGCTCCCCTTTTTTGTGCCCTAATAAGACGATCATGATCTAGATGCCATGTGCCATGGTCCATGTGTCTTTGTCTCACGATCATGATCCTGATGTCTTTGTCTTTGAGATGTAGATCGTGATCTGTGCACTATTGATCGTATTGGCTATGTCTTTGATTTATGGGTTAGGGAACGTGGACCATGGTGCATGGTACGTGGTCAATATATTTTTGTTTGTGTGTCTTTGTCCGTGGTTTCTAAGTTGTTTACTATAAGGGAACAGTGGAGAGATCTATGTCTTCATTAAATACTACCACATGCTTTATCATAACTGGTACCATAAACCACCCATTATAACCCCTATTACTTCATCATTGGTAATAGCCCCGTAATAGCCCAGCCAATAACCCCAACAAAAGGACCATGGACGAGGGTTCAAGACCTACACCCTATTGCCCTATTGGCTAAAGTGCTAGTAAATTCGTTTTTGCTTTTTCTTTTTTCCACCAGAGTATATAGGTAACAGCTTACAAGCCATGCTCATCGTAATACTCAGCAGGACCAGTAACTCCATTTTCTGATTCTTCTCCTGGGTCATCATCAAAAGTTATACCGTACAACTCTTCTATAGCGTAGCCTAAACTACCGGTATAATCAGGACCATCTCCCTCAAACCATTCTTCACTACCGTGATACTTTTTAAGGGGGAATCCTTCTTTATTTAGTTTAACATTAAAGCACTCACCATAAGTAGTAGAGTTCTCCATAATGTTGAGTAGCTTTTTATTAGGACCGCCTTGGTCTTCTACAATATCTATTAGCGTAAACATGTCCATAGTATTCTCCTTATATTATTTATTTACTAAAGTAATTTTACTAATGATCAAATAGATGGTATAGCATACTCATAAAAGAGTAGGGGAGCTTACGCCCCCCGTTCCTCAGGTAAACACCATGGCTAATGGTGATTTTATAATTAATACCATACCGTCATAACTGCCTTACGTTCAGCTGCCACACGGAGCAAGGTTTCTAGGTCTTGTATTTCCCCTAAAGTAAATTCCTCACCGTCGTAGGGTGTATAGTTACTACTGGTAGTGTATATAATAGTATCGTCATCGTAAGTTTCCCCGTTATCTTCAGCCATTTCTTTAGTAGCTTGTATTAGCTCCCTTAATAATAACGCTTGTTCTTTGAGGGCTACGCTGGGTATATAGGCGTCTTCGTCTTGTTGTATGTACCAAGTATGCCTACCCTCACTTAATTCCTGTATAATAGGCTCATAGACTTTACCCCTAAATGAGCCGTCAGCTCCGTACCCACTAAATAAACTACCACACAAACTCACGTCTTTTATACGCTCATCGTCTTCGTGCGTAAATACTTTATCACGGTCATTACCGTGAACTATATAACAATCTAAACCCATAACTATTTCTCTTTTTGTTTTACTAAACTTTCTAAAAAATAAATAACATCATCTATTAATTCTTTTAAAGTTTCTTCGTTTTCTGTGCCACCGTGAACCCTTTTAATATTGTTAAGATCATTACTATCAATAGTCTTTTTAATATCAATAGCATCAAAATAAGCCTTTGTGGTTTCATTATAAATATCCATTATATTAACCCCTCTAATAAATCACCTTGCCCTAGTGAACCTGCGCCCCATAACTCTTTACCTAGAATAGCATAAATAGTTATAAGTCCTGGCTGGTTAGCTAGGTTGGTATATACTTCCTCGTCGGCAGTATCGGCTTTGTATATTAAAAACCTAGTGCCTTGATCAATAGACCAGTCTTTTAGTAAGTCATTATTCATAATTTTCTCCTATATATTTATAACTACGCAGAATCAGGGAACGGCTTCCAGTATTCGGCTAGGTAAGAATCTTCAGTAGGTTTAGTACCAGCGTGTTCCTCATGACAAGGTTCACAGGGTTCGCCTACGTTAAGAGGGAACTTACTAACCGTAACAGTAAGACATTCTTTACAACGCATTTTATATTGATTGATATTTGAATCATACATAGTTATTATTCCTTATTTATTAACTATAAATAGTATAGGCGGGATCAATTACATGGTATAGGATAGTCAAATTAATCTTTATGATTAACTAAGTCCTCATACTTACCCGTACCACCACATAAATAACAATCTTCCTCTTCACCATCTGTTTCGTAAAAAGTATCAAGGTCAAAGCCCTCGCCACAGCACTCGGGGCAATCTTTAAGTTCTTTGTCTTCTTGAACAAAACCTTTACCGATATCAAAGGTAAACTTTTTAGCCATCACACACCGCCGAAGCTATGTCTTAACAATAATTTTTCATCATTGTTAAAGTATTTATTTATATCGTCAACCATACTTTCTTTGAGTTGACAATAACCATAGTGAAAACCTGTTTCGTTTCTTACTAATACTTTAGTGCCTCCGCCGTAGTTAGTCAAAGCCCAATTACCTACGCCTAATCTTTCATCATATAGGTCTTTACAAAGTTGTATATTTGATTTTAAATTATCTTTCATAAGTACTACCTCCCAATAGTCTTAGTATCATTTAAAGTTATATATTGGTAAGCACCTTTATTATACGTTGGTGCTACCTGTTTTTTACGCTGGTCAGCTAGTTTTTGAGCTGCAACCTCACCACACTCAAGGCAGGTAGAATAACCTAACCTATTGCGTTCGGTAGGTATTTTAGTTCTACACATTGAACATAACATAATTTCCTCCTTAATATATAAGTCGTTTACTAATTAAAGTCTCACCTGCGTCAACTAACTTGTAGTTGTAAAGGTGACCGCTTTCTTTTTTATAATCAGACATACAACTAGTAGCTGTATCTATATCAGCGTGGCTAGTATATAAACCCCAACCACCGTCGCTATACGGCTTGACCGTAT